AGAATAGTAGATTTTAATCTCTTTTTCTGTATAATCCCCGCTTTTTCTAATAGGGTCGTGCAACGATAAATTGTGGACCGTGATAAACCAATCATGTCTGCAATTGTGGCTTTGCGTGGGTAGCATTGTAAAGTCTTGGCATTTGCAAACTTTAGTAAACAAATAAATACCATAATTGTATTAGCTTTTTGCTTGTTTGGAATGGTTCTAAACTGCTTATCATTAAACAAGGAAAACTTAATCCTTATGTGTGGCTCATACTTCTGTTGCATTTTTGCAACACCTCCTGTGTTCTTTATGCAACTCATGTAGATAGCCTAGCCATTGGTCTTGTGATAGCTCGTATATGGCACTCACAGGCTCTGTAATGCGTTTTATTCTAAATTTCATATCCTTACCCATAGGAGTGTAAAAAACTAAAAATCCGGGTATCTGAAGAGCATTAGCGACTATCTTTGTGAGGGTTGTAGCCTTGTAAACTTGACCCTTGTCATAGCAAGTCTCTTTTACAGCTAAAGGTTGATAACATTTAGGACAAACTTCAATAAAATCTATGTCTATACCGGCTAATCCCTCAAATTGTCTGTGCCAATCGTTGTAGCTGCCATTGCTAAATGCGTAGGTCCATCTAGCCATACTTCCTTATAGAGTTTTGCAGTATTTTTTTTTGTTTCTGTAGCATATCTATTTTTTCTTTTAATGTTTTTATTTCAAAATCTTTTATTTCATTTTCTGTTTTAATAATATCTAATTCTTTTTCTAATTGTTTAACCTTATCAGCAGCCTCTATCTCTTCCAACATACCATCATAGGTCATTTTTCTAACTCCTTTGCAAGATAAAGAATACCAATACATTTAAGCTCTGATGTTGTAAGTAAGTCAAATCCTACCATTTTAAACATCAATTCTTTTTCATCTTTTGTAAAATCAAAATCCTCTGATTGAGATATTTTATATCGCAAGTCATTCATTTCTTTTTCTTTTAAATCAAACACCACACATACCCTCATCACAAAGATGGCTAAACATATCTAATTGTTTATCATCTTCAGCTTTATTAAATTGAACTTCTCCTAAAGGTTTACATGATCTATGCACAAATATTTCTTCGTCTTTTTTTCTTGTAATACTTCTAACTTTCTTGTCAAAATCAACAGCTATTGCAAATTCTTTTGGTCTTTCTGTTTTCATAAAATGCCAGTACGCATCATTATGAAATGGACATACTATACAAGCTGATTTTTCAGGCATAATTACATTTTGTTTTTTTAAATAATTAATACAATCTTGACGAGACATATTCATTTCAATCAATGGATGTTTATTTAAAATATATTTGTCTCTTGCGGGTTTCATTCTTTGTACTTCGTCTGTTGATATACCTATCCATTGCTCAACATATTTATCTTTAGGAAAATGCTTACCCTTTGCTACACCACAAAGTTCTCTTATTTTTTTTCTTATTTCTTGAATTTTATACACATTTGTGCATTGACGCATTACCATACCTTTTTTACCAGTAATTTTATTTTGTGTAAAATATGGTGCATCAACAAAGTTTGTTGTGTCTTTTGCAGCCAACATATCTTGCATAATATCTCCTTTTGAAACAACATAAACAGGATAAGGTAAAATTGATTTTAAATATTTTAAATATTTATTTACTGCCGCAGGTTCATTTTGTGTGTCTGCGAAGATTGCTGCTTGTGGCATAGGTAAATCACCTTTAGCCGCCATGATTGCCATTGTAGAACTTTGTACTCCTGCACCTAAACTTATTACAGATAATATTTTTTTTCTGTTTTCCATTACTTTAATACTTCTATTTTTTTCACAACTGATCTTGGATAAACTGTGGTGTTGCCAACTGTAAGTGAACCATCATCATCAAAGCTATGCGAAGCAAAGATGATTAACTTCTTTTGATCTTTGTATAATAAATACCCTGTATCTTCACAAATAGAATATACTTGATCCTTTGCTTTTTCTAAGCTCATCCACTCCGAGTTCGATACAATGTCGATCCAATATATCTTGACCCTTTTGTATTTAAACTTTTTTTCTTTCCCAGTATTCTTCATAAAAATCGTTAGGTTGTACCTTGTTATTGGTTGCTACAACAATCTTTTTCATCACTACCGGGTGAGGTATTCGATCACCTTTTGCATAGCGTTGAACATTGGTTGCAGGATTTATATTTATAATACCAAACTTATTAGCTGCTTGTGAATAACTTAGGTTATTCTTTTTTATCCAATCTGATAGTTTCATAAACTCCTTTCTGAAAATCTGCTGATACCATAAAGGTTAAGAATTGCAAGAAAAAAAAACACTTGACAAAGATAACCGATATGGTATAATGTATTTTAAAAACAATTAAGGAGAAAAAAATGTATAAAATAACTTATGATCCATTAAATATATGGCATGGTAGAAAGCCAAAACTAACAAAAAAACAATTAAATTTTTACAAAAATAAATATTGGATAAAACAAAAACTTTCTTTTGCACAAGCTATTTTTAGTTATTGTCGACAAGAAAAAATATACGATAAAAGATTTAAAAAGAAATCTAATGATACTCAAATTGGTTTAATAATATACCCATTTAATTATGAAAAAATTGTAGACAAACTGGTATAAATCAGTATACATAAATCAAACAATGAAAGAATATTTTGAGACTTTTAATGGCGGTAAAGGATTAGACCATTGGTCACCTACCTCTTCACAGAACTTTACAAGGTTCTTAATTAACTATTCTTTACCGCAAGAAGTCAGAAGATCATTCAAGATTAGATACAAAGCACCCTTTGGTAATCTTACAAATAACACAGCTCAAAGGTTAAAATGTGAGGTTCTTTTTGAGGGTGATAAACGAATCAAACTTACAAATAAAAACTACAATGAAGTCTTTGACCAAGAGCTTACAAGAATAAACAAAGACAGCGACCCGGTGGATGATAAAGATAAAGTAGCTAGAGAAGTTATGCTTGAACCTGCACACCAAACTATACAAAATATATTCAAAGTATTGAAAGAAATATTTGGTAACGAAAAGTTAGTAGCTGAAAGATATGTAGCTGCAAAATTAAAAGATATGCTGCATGATATTATTGGTCGTATAGATTATGAAAGCAACAATGCCATAGCTGAAGCTAAGACTAAGCCACCAAGTTTGAGAAAGAAAAAAGGTAAGGATGAATATTATCTTGCTACAACAAACTTACCAACTGAACCTGATCATCTACATGCAAGTCAACTATCTTTTTATTATCATTGCACAAAGAGAAAACCTTTTTTGTTTTATGTAAATGAAAAAGATTATGTGATTTTTGATGATAGCCATGAGCTTTTATCAAAAGATTATTTAGAAGAACAATACAATATTATGACTAAAAAATTATTATCATGGGAGCAACTAATTATATTCTGTAAAGGTGATCTAAATAAACTAGCACACTTTGCAGAACCACCAGAATTAAATCATCCTTTTTATTATAGGGATTTAATACAACAACAAAAACAAAAGATAAAACAACTATGGGGGTTAGATGCAAAATAATAAAATGCAGATATGGGATAAGTTAAAAAAAACTGATCCTAAATATACAAAGCCATTCGGTAAGTTTGGCAAGGAGTTGACAACAGTTGATCCACAATATCAAATACAGATGATGACCAGTATGTTTGGTCCAGTAGGTAAAGGTTGGAAATATACTGTAGAATATAAATATTTAGATGGTTTGGTGTTTGCTGAAGTATCTATAAAATATTATTTAGATAACAAATGGTATGAATATGGACCAGTATGTTCAGTACAAAACTTATCTAAAAAGAATGGTAGCTTAGATGATGAAGCACCAAAGAAAGCTATGACAGATGCAATGACAAAAGCATTTAGTCATTTAGGTATGAGTGCAGATGTATTCTTAGGTATGTTTGATGATAGCAAATATGTCGAAAGTTTGAAGAAAGAATTTGCACAAAAGATTCCAAAGACAAATGGAAAGAAGAATATTAAGCTAGATATGGAGCTTGATATGGATCAAATAAGAGAGCATGTCAAAGGTATAAAAGACATCTTCGCTTTGAGGAAATTTAGAAAGGAATATCCCGAACTATTTGATTCTAATAAAATGTCTCTGAGAGAGTACAGACAAATAGAAGATTTGTATCAAACTCAAGAGATTAAATTAAACAGACAAGGAGTAATATATGGATAACATATATATAAAGCTGATCCCTAATGAAGAGAGAGCAGCAGCGAATCACCCAAGTTGGGTAGCACCTATAAATCCAAAATCACCAGAAGGTAAGAAATGGAAACTAGGTGTAAAGATAGGAGACACTTGGTATGATCCAGCAGGTTTTGATACTACTGATGAAAATGATCAGCCTACAGGTGGATTAACAGTAAGGTTAGTGCCATCTAATAGTTCAAAACAATCACAAGGAGGAGGCGGAGGAACACCAAACTTTGCATATAAAAAGGATTTTGCAAAGCCTAGTTCTTATGCTAGTAATAAACCACGAAGGTATTAATAATTTATAGATACTTTTGTAACTTGTGGCGGGGTTTTCTTTTTTAGCCAACCCTTTCTGGCTTTCTTTTTAGTTGTTTTCCCCGCCACCCCTATACTATGGCGACAATAGATTTAAACGATCAGATACTCAAAAAAATTATGGAAAGTCGTGAAGCAGAATATGGCGACTATAAGGAAAATTTTAGACTTATTTCTGTCATATTCAATGTGATACTACACGACAAACTCAAAGATGATATTGATCCGCATGAAGTTGCAAAGCTAATGATGGGTCTAAAACTATATAGAACTACCAAGAAATATAAGTCAGATAACTATGATGATCTAATAATTTATGCAAAAATGGCGAAAGAACTGCATAAATTAACTATAGACAAAAAGGATAAAAATGAGTAAATATATCAGAATTAAATCAGGCGAGGCAAATTTTTTATTGTCTGAAAGATTTGATGATGTTGAAAAGGCTGCAAACCCAAACGCACAAGGAGAGCTTGTAGAATGTAAAGTCACAGGAATAAAACTAGACTTTACCAAAGTGAAAAAGGAGAAGGATGGAAAAGCTGAAACAAAACTTTCAGAAGCTGCAAGACCTTCAGAGAAAAAAACATGAAGCATATCTTGCAACAATGGATAAAGCTAACAAACTTAAAAGGGATAGCTTTAGATTGATTTGGAAAGTTGAAAGAGCAAAAGAACAGTTGATGAGATAAGCATCAACAATATATAAAAAACAAAGAAAGGGTCAGGGATACTATGTCTCTAATAAACGATATATTCGATCAATACTTAAATAAAAAAGGCAACAATAATTTTATCAAGCAATACAAGAAAGCATTTCATTTGTTAAATGATCAAGAAGTAAAACTATACAAGGGTGGTTTCAAAGAAGGTTATCTACTAGCACTATCGACTAAAGCTGATGTTGTTGAAAGAATGGCAAAGCCAAAAAAAATTATTGGTCATCAACTAGGCAACCCACCAAAGTCTGTCATTGATGATTTGTTAAATAAAGTTTGTTTGAAGTATGAGCTTAGTAAAAAAGATTTAGTTGGTAAACAAAGAACCAAAGACTTTGTTCGAGCTAGAAACATCATACATAATATACTTGCAGAAAAATATAAGATGTCACTTACAGATATAGGTAGAATATTTGGTCAGGATCACACTACAGTTTTATATTCAATACAGATGAAATATAATGGTGAAAGATATTGGGGTCAGGATCAAACAATGTGGCAAGAGTTTGACGAACTAATTAAGTCCTAGCGTAGTTTGGTTTCTTACCTTTTCTTGTTCTTCTTTCAGCAGTTTGTTTTCTTGATACAGCAGCTCTTCTTTGTGAAGGTGACATGGCTCTTGCTTTTGCAGCAGGAACACACTTAGGATAGTTTCTTCTCTTCTCACCTTTACTTCTACCGCACTTAGGAAAGCCGCCACCCTTTTTGGGATTGGCAATGTCAACCCAGTTAGCTCTTACCCAAGACCTTAAACCTTTTGACATTATCTTTTCTTTTTCTTTTTCTTTCTACCACCCGGTACTATCTTGCCTGAACAAACAGCACTTGCGTACATATTTGCATAAGCTGAAGGATATACCTTGAACTTTCTTTTGGCAGCAGCCTTTCCTCTAGCACAAAGTTTAGCCATATCTTCTTTTCTTACTTTGTCTTAACTTTTTAAAGTCAGCTCCTGTTATTCTGTCTCTTGGTTCTGCAACACGAGCTATCTTCATTTGTTTCTTTGAGTATTTCTTCTTACCTTTTCCCGGCATTATCTTTTACTCACTTTCATTTTCATATTTTTTTTCTTCTTGTCCATCTTGTTTTTCTTGTTCATTGGCTTCTTCATTTTTTTTCCATAGTGACCCGGCATATTGTTTCTCCTTTATATATTTATCGAAACAACTTCCATCACGACCATCGTGACAATAGTGTTTCTTTTCTGCA